CAGCAATGCAGCGCATGTGCGAATTGGAAGGTGATGTTGACGGACATCCGGACGGCATGATGCCGAAGTGGAATAAAGCAAACATTTCCTTACCAAGCACAATAACGTGCGCTGAAGAGGCGAGGGCAAGATTCATGAGGCCATAACAGAAGCCGAAGGGAGCACCGCCATAGCGAGCACACTCTGAACGACGGAATCCGTCGCAGATCCAAAGTGCTCGCGTTACGGACACGTCCCAGGCTTTTGGGTCTGTGGCCACGCCATTGTGTGTGCGAGTGTAAGTTTTCGTACCGTCAGGAGCGATGTGAGGGTCTCCAGGTGTGTCAGACAGCAAGTTTTCCATTGCTTCTGCAACCTCGTCGATTCCTTCATCGTGGTGTCCCATGCCGACGGCACTTCCAAAATAAGGAAAAGCCAGCGAGTGCGTGTAGCCAGCTTGAAACAATTCTATCTCCATTTTATTCTGCGCATTGTGAAAGAAGCGCATTATAATTTCCGCCTGGATGGAGACGTTCCAGATCAAACGCGAACGATGTGTATCAATCTTGCTCAACTTGTGAATTTCATCCTTAGGAAATAACTCCGTAGGAGAGATGAGACCGGCGTGAAATAAATCTTCCGGTGAGCAGTTGGCAAGAAGTGTGTGATCTGTTGCGACCAACAAAAAGATACGATAGTAGATGCCCAAAACATTGTCTGGATTGGAAATCCACTCACCTTTTGTGGTGCAGTTGGAAGCAATTTTACCCCATGCGGGGCCTTTGGTTGCATTGATGCCCATGAAGATCTTCTTCATATAATTAGAAAGTTTTTGCGTGCCGTCCCAAATACATGAGGCCTGGCCTCGCGCAAACTCTTCAACATGAGCAGGTGTGTAGTTACGCCTCATTGCGAGCTTCTTGCGAAGTTGATAGTTGAGAGAGCGACGCATGGCTTGTGGTCCGCGAGCAGCGAGCCCACCTTTAGGCCGATTTGTCATTTCATCCCAAATGTGCTCCCGCCAAGTTTCAAAATGTCCAGTGCATTCTTCCTGAAGGAAGAAATCTTTGTTGTCTGATTGCACAGGATAGGGAGCGATGCCAATAAACTTAGCATGCTCAGGATCGAGTGGATCGGTAGTGGTTTTGTTCAGAGTGCGTCGATCATACTTAGTCTCCTCACCGATGAGGGTCTTGAAGACGTCAGTGTGTTCGAGTGAACCATCCCCGCAACCAGCAATATTGGACAAGAGCTGTCCAAAAGTTTCCATATCGATGTTGCGTGGGCCGATTTCGAGAAACTGGTTGAACGTGAATTCAAGTTTCTCTTTATATGGCTGAGAGCCAACAGGC